TTCAACAAGGAGCATTAGGAACAGGAACAGCAGCATTTAGTGCTAACTTCTTACAACCTTCAGGTAGTTTCTACACTGCATCAGCAGTAGCAAACGCTGTGGATATTATTACTCTTGCAACGTTTGTAGATACAACTAAGGTTTATGTAGCATCAGTTAAAAACTTTATTTAATATGACATTAATAAAACCCTTTGCATATTGGGAACAGAGAGATTCAGCAGTTATACCACCTGCAGCACAATCTCTTTATTTAGCTGGATATAACTTCTATAAATTTAAGGGAACTAGATTGGGTCAAGCAGTTCAGGGTGGTGTTGCTAAGATTTCATTAGATGGAACATTAGATACAACATGGACTACTAATGCAAACCCAACTAACTCAAATCAAGTTCGTTTCTTTGTTCCCCTAAATGGAAACATCTATGCTGATTATAGAATACCAAACTCATCTACAAGAGCAGTTAGAAAATTAGATTCAACTGGAACATCAGTAGCATCAGTTCCAACAACTGGTGGTAGTATTTGGAATATGCATGCAAGAGAAGGTAGTAATTTCTTTATCATTACTGGTGATAATACTCTTACATACAATGGAACATCAGTAAGAGGTATTGGTAAGATAAATGAAGACCTAACCAGAGATACTACATGGACTACTAACGTATCAACTGGTCCTAATGGATTTGTGGAAAAACCCTTTGTTAGTGCGGATAGAGTAGGTGTGACAGGACAATTCACAAGTTGGAATAGTAATACTGCATATAGTAGATTTGTAGTTCTAAACTATGATGGAACGGTTGATACAAGTTTTGCAAAAACTGGAACATTTAATGGAACAAGAACTTATACTTGTATATACATCGATGGTAAATGGATAGTAGGTGGAGATTTTACTACCTATGGTGGTGGAACTTACAATAGAATTATAGCATTTAATCCTGATGGTAGTCTTAATACTACATTTAATACTAATATAGGTAGTGGATTTGCCGGTGGTTCTATCTATGGATTTCTTAAAATATCAGAAACTCAAATATTAGTAACAGGAAACTTTAGTTCACTGAATGGTGTAACGATGAATAGAGCTGCAATTATTAACGTAGATGGAACAATTCCTACTAACGTATTTGGAACTGGATTTAATGGATGGAATATGGGTTATGCAGATGTAGATACAAGTGGTAATTTATATTTTGCAGGAGCAGCACAATTTACTACCTATAACACAACCAATGCTACAAACAACATTATATCCTTACTACCAAATGGTAATGTGAATAATACGTTTGCAACAGGTTCGGGTATGCAAACATCATCAACAACTACTTCAGAAGCAGGTGGGTTATTCATAAGATAATAAAAGAAAAGAAAAAAATTAAGATTTACAAAACACACATTGTTATAATTAAAAATAGATTTTAGATATGAATGCAAAAACCGTATTAAAAAAATTAGTATCATTACTTCAAGCAGAAGAAGTTAAATTAACTTATGCTAAATTAGCAGATGGCACTATCGTAGAATCTCCAACATTTGATGTTGGCGAACCATTAGAAGTAGTTTCAGAAGATGGAACTAAAACTCCTGCTCCAGATGGAGAACATGAATTAACTCTTAAAGATGAATCAGGTAATGAGAACATCATCAAAGTAATTACTAAAGATGGTATCATTGCAGAAAGAGAAAACGTAGAGTTAGAAACTGAAGAAGCAAAACCTATCCCAGCAGAAGATGGTGAAGAAGCACCAGTTGAAATGGAAGAAGCAACAATTGAAACTGCTCCTGGTGATATCCCATCAACAGGTGATGGTATTCCTGCTGAGGAAGAAGAAGATGAGACAGAAATCGAAATCTCTTTAGGTGAAATTGTAGAGAAACTACAATACAGAATCGATGAGATGGAAAAGAAGATTGCTAAGTTTGAAGAAACTGCAACAATCGAAGAAGAAGCAACCATCGAAGAAGAAATGGAAGAGGAAGAAGAATTACCAAAATTAGATGGTGCTCCAATCGAAGCAGGTTCTAAGGTAAAGAAGTTCTCTTCAGAAAATGAAAATAAAGTAGCAAGAAACGTTTCTCCACAAGAGAGAGTTCTAGCAAAATTATACAACAAATAATTTTAACAAAAAAAGTAAAAACATGAAAAACAAACAAAATTTCGCGTTACCAACTTTTACACAAAACACTTACGCAGGTGAGTTCGCTGGTGAATATATCGCAGCTGCATTATTATCTGCTAAGACTTTGGATAACAAATTGGTGACAATCAAACCAAACGTAAAGTTTAAATCTGTAATTCAGAAACTTGACGTATCAGGAATCGTACAAGATGCTTCTTGTGATTTCGTAACTTCTGGTAGTGTTGCATTATCAGAAAGAATTTTAGAACCAAAAGAATTGCAAGTAAACTTACAATTATGTAAGCAAGAATTTGTAGATTCATGGGAATCTTTACAATTAGGATACTCGGCGTTTGATACTATCCCAGCATCATTCAACGATTACTTAATTTCTTATGTAGCAGGACAAGTTGCTCAAGCAACTGAAACTTCAATCTGGCAAGGAACTAACACAAATGGTTCATTCACAGGATTTGAAACATTGTTATCTGCTTCAGTAGCAGCAGGTGGTGCAGGTGCAGTAGTTGCAGCTAAATCAGGTTCAGTAATCATCTCTGGTTCAGTAACATCTACAAACGTAATTTCAGTATTAGGTTCAGTATATGAGACAGTTCCATCAGCAGTTTATGGTAAAGAAGATTTAGTAATCTACGTTGGTTCTAAAGTAGCTAGAGCATACCAAACAGCATTAGGTGGTAACGCTAACCAATCAGGTTTCAATACACAAATGAACGTTGGTGAAAAACCATTCAACTTCCAAGGTGTTGAAATCGTATTATGTCCAGGTATGAGTGATAACAAAATCGTTGCAGCTCAAAAATCTAACTTATTCTTCGCCACCGGATTGCTAAATGATTCGAATGAAGTTAAAGTTTTAGATATGGCTAACATCGACGGCTCACAAAATTACAGAATTATCATGAGATATACTGCAGGTGTAAACTTCGGTATTGGTCAAGATATCGTTTACTACGGAGCATATTAATTTTTAACTAACTAAAACAACCTTAATAGTATGGCATGTAATATAACCGCTGGAAGAAATGAAGTATGTAAGGATTCAATTGGTGGACTTCAAGGAGTTTACTTTTTAAACTTTACAACTGGCTCTTTCACTAAAAACGCAAATGGTGAAGTAACTGCTTTACCATCCGGCTCAACCGTATATTACTACGAGTTGAAGGGAAATAGCAGCTATACTGAAACTGTCAATTCATCAAGAGATAATGGAACTACATTCTTCTCTCAAGAATTAACATTGAATTTGAAGAAATTAACTAACGAAATGACAACACAATTAAAAGTGTTAGCATACGGAAGACCTCAAATCGTTGTTTGGACACAAAATGGTGATGCATTGTTAGTTGGAGAAAAAGAAGGAGCAGATTTAACTGCAGGAACTATTCAAACAGGTGGAGCAATTGGAGACCTTTACGGGTATTCATCTACATTCACAGGTCAAGAAAGATTACCAGCAGCATTCTTATCCGGATCAACAACATCTAATGCTTTCGCAGGATTATCCGCACAACCAACCATTGTGTATGGAACTAATTCATAATTCAGTATAGAATAAAATACTAAACCCCACTTCGGTGGGGTTTTTTATTGTCATCATATTTATCTTTAATAGTTTGTTATATATTAGATAAAACAATCTAATTACAGGATAATGCTTACTTATTTCACATCAGCTAGTAACGAATACACCATTAGAACAGGAGTTAATACCTCCACAGATGTAACAATGAGTTTACAGGATATGACAACCCTAACAAACTCTACTGCATCTCTTAATGGTATTTCAATCAATACATATGAATCATTACTTTCATTTACTGCATCAATAAGTGGAGCAATAGATGGTGAAGAATATCGTGCATTCATTTACACAAGTGATAGTAATCAACCAATATGGAATGGTTCTATTTCAGTATTCCATTCACAATCGGTAGATAAACCATCGTATAAGACACAAATAAATGATACAATTTCACACGATTCAAATAACGAATATATAATCATCAGATAATATGAATACAAAATCAATTAAAAGAGAACACAAATTCAACGTAGTTAAACTATCGGATAATGTAATTCCACAAATCTCCGAAGATACTAAAACTCGTTTTGCATGGGTGCCATTTGGTGTCTTTGGACAAGATGATTTTTGGGATGCAGTTGTATTAGCATACAATGATTCAACTACTACATCAACTTGTATTAATAATCTTGCTGATTTAATATTTGGTAAAGGATTATATACTGCGAAACCTGATTTACAAAAGGCATATGAGAAGTTAATTCCACAAGAGGAGTTAAAAAGAGTTGCATTTGATTTGAAATTATATGGTAATTCTGCGTTCCAAGTGTTTTGGAATGATGACCATACAAAA